CAGCTAAACCTGGTACTAAAGGAAATGAAGCTGTTGACTTAATGCAAGTCCAACAAAATTTTGCATTAAAGATGCAAGACATTGCGGCAGAAAACTTACCTCAATTTTCAAAAGCAATTGTTAACACTATCAAAGACATCGAAGGATCTGTAAAAGCGTTGGCCGATTTAGGGTTAACTGGCGCAACGATGCCTCCTTGGGTAGCTAGTATGCTAGGAATCGGGGCAGCATTACTTCAAATTGTCCCGGCATTAATGTCTCTTGCTAAAGGCGGCGGCGCAGCTAGTGGTGGCGGAATAGCCGATGCAGTGGGTAAGGCCGGGGGGAAACGTGGATTGCTACGTATGGCTAAAGGTGCAGGAGCAGTGGGCGCACTCGCTGGCGGCGTAATGGCTGTTAGTGACTACCAGGACATTAAAGCACAAGAAGCAGCAGGAACAATTACTGCCGAAGACGCTAAAAAAGCCAAAGGCGGTGTAATTGGCGAAGCAGGTGGCGGTATTGCAGGCGCCGCAGCAGGCGCCGCAGCAGGGGCAATAGCAGGATCAGTGGTGCCTTTAGTTGGAACTGCTATTGGTGGTATTATTGGTGGTATACTAGGCGGATGGGGCGGTGGCAAAGCGGGTAAAGCTGGCGGAGAAGCTGTTGCTGGACACTTTGCTGAAGGTGGAATTGCAACAGGTCCTGCTAGTGGATACATGGCAATGCTGCACAACAGAGAATTGGTGTTACCATTAACCGACAGTGGCGCACCAAAAGCTGGCACACACGGCATTGATGAGCTAATGAAAATGATGGGCATGGGCGGCAATTCTACTGCCGCAGCACCGTCCGGGGATGTGGCCGAGTTAATTAAAGAGCAAAACTCAAAGCTAGATGACCTTATTAAGATTATGGGCGATAATAGAGACTACACTGAAAGACTTATGCACAACATGAGTTAAAGCGGTAAATATACATTCGCACGGAATATACAATGGCAACTTGGAAAAAGTATTTTAAATCAGCAAACTTACCATCAAACGTAAGTCCTTTAGGCAACGGCAGAGCCGTTGATCCTGGCTACCGCAATTACCAAAGCACATTGCCTGAAATTTACATCGGGCACCCAAACCGTATTGAGCGTTACAACCAGTACGAACAGATGGACATGGATAGTGAAGTTAATGCAGCACTAGACATTTTGGCAGAGTTCTCAACACAGAAGAACAACGAAAACAACACAGCATTTGACATCCACTTTAAAGACAAACCCACAGACAACGAAGTAAAAATTATCAAAGAGCAACTACAACAGTGGGTGGCCCTAAATGAATTTAACAAGCGTATCTTTAAGATTTTCCGTAACGTTATCAAGTACGGCGATCAAGTGTTTATCCGTGATCCAGCGTGAACAAAAAACATTAAGTTGTTCTGGACTGAAATGAGCAAGGTTACAAAAGTTATTGTTAACGAAGCAGAAGGCAAAAAGCCTGAGCAATATATCGTTAAAGACTTGAACCCTAACTTCCAAAACTTAACAGTCACAGCAGTTAGTACCAGCGACACATTCAGTAATCATCCACAAGTTGGTGGCCCGAGTGGCAGCTATGCACAGCCCAACGCACCATTTAGCGGTGGATCACGTTTCCAACATCAACAAAACGAAGCAGTTATCAACGCAGAACACGTTGTACACATCAGTTTAACAGAAGGCTTAGACGTATTTTGGCCTTTTGGTAACAGTGTATTAGAGAATGTTTTCAAGGTGTTTAAGCAAAAAGAATTACTTGAAGATGCGATTATTATCTACCGTGTACAACGTGCTCCGGAACGCCGCGTATTTAAAATTGACGTAGGTAACATGCCAACACACATGGCTATGGCGTTTGTTGATCGTATTAAAAACGAAATTCATCAACGCCGCATTCCTACACAAACAGGTGGCGGTGGTAACATGATGGATGCCACATACAATCCATTGAGCACAAACGAAGACTACTTCTTCCCAGTAACAGCAGATGGTCGCGGATCTAGTGTTGATACACTAGCAGGTGGTCAGAACTTAGGCGAAATCACAGACTTACGCTTCTTTACTAACAAGCTATTCCGTGGCTTGCGAATTCCGTCAAGCTATTTGCCAACAGGCTTAGAAGATGGAACACAAAGCATGAACGACGGTAAAGTTGGTACAGCGTTGATTCAAGAATGGCGTTTTAATCAGTACTGTAAACGTTTACAGTCAATGGTGGTAGACAAATTAGACCAAGAGTTTAAGATGTTTATGCGTTGGAGAGGTATTAATATCGACTCCAGCTTGTTTGATTTAGTGTTTGAAGAGCCACAAAACTTTGCAAGCTATAGTCAAGCAGAAGCGGACCAGGCCCGTATTGCAACATTTACTCAATTAGAAGCATACCCTTACTTCTCTAAGCGTTGGTTAATGGAACGTTTCTTGGGCTTAAGTGAACAAGAAATGAATGACAACGAACGTCTATGGAACGAAGAACAAGGTGACGTTGAAACTGCCCCAGCAGCAGGTGCAGATTTACGTAGTGTGGGTGTAACTCCAGGCGGCATTAGCCAAGACTTAGAAGCTGTTGCTCCACCACCTGAGGGTGACATGGGTGACATGGGTGCAGCAGCACCGGGAGCAGGCCCAGAGGCAGGCGGTGCAGCACCAGCTCCTGCACCAGCTGCTGGAATCTAAAGGTAAATAACTGTATGTACGTAATGGAAATTTTTGACGGCAACAACGATCTACCAGGATATCGTTCTGAGAAGGATGATAATACTGTAGTAAAGCTCGGTGATATGCGTAAGACTAAGTTGACTTTAGCTCAGTGAAGCAAATTACGCATGGCCAACGACATTCGAAAATTTGAACATGAAGACAAACTTAAGAAGGTAGCAAAGCAGTATAAAGCTGCTCCAGAGGGCGGCGGCTTAGGCGCTCCTGGTATTTAATTCTTAAAATCCTTCAAAAAACACCGATATTAAGTAGAAATCTGCGTAGATTAGTAAATAATTTACAAGCCATATTATTGAAAGGACATTTTTAATATGAACAAATATGAACAGTTGATTGAGCACATCATCAACGAAAACGAACAAGCAGCTCGTGAGCTTTTTCACTCTATTGTAGTTGAAAAGTCTCGTGAGATTTATGAAAGCCTAATGGACGAAGATCAAGTTGATGAAAACATCGACCAGTATGATCAACAAGCTGATTTAGCTAGTGACATCCAAGCTGATGAAACTCACGGCTTAGGTGAAGATGACCTAGAAGGCGGCGAGATTGAATTAAATGG